CGTTCCCGAGTTCCTCGCTGGTAGCGTGTTCTCTTTCCCACCGTCCACCAGGTTCACGTCACTCTGCCCCGTCAGGTCTTCCGCCGCCACGGGAATGTCCGTCAGTGGCTTGTTACCCTCGTAAAGGGCGAGAGAGTAAATTCTACATTTTATAGTATACCCGTAAGAACAGGCAATCTTTTGAACGGTCTTGCCTTTATCGGAAACGAAATCGAATCGAGTTCTTGTAGTTCGCTGGTTTGATGCAGCGAAAAAAGTCTCTTGGGTCCCATCCGTGTAAAAAATGATTAAATACAAACCGACCTTGTACTTAGCCTCAGTAGTGTCCGTTTTCCATTCGATAGAAAACACGTGTTGCGTGTTCGCCTTGTATTTACCCTCTCCAAGGAATATATCATTATAGTTAGCATCATTTCCAACACTTCCATAAAGAACACCTGGAGCTATCACAAGGTGTACCCCGTCCGCGTCCTGCCCCCACACCGCTATATTCTTGTTCTTCTCGTTCCATTCAAGCATCATTTTCTTGCTCACGAGGTTAACGGAACCGATCTTCAAGGCATCCAGCCGGGCCTGCGCCTCGTTGATGGCGTTCTGTTCCGCCTCTGTCACGATACCGTCAGCGTAAGCCTTCGCCTTTGTCTCTGCTAGTACCGCCTCGGCTACCGCTATCTCTTTCGATTTAGCGTCTTGGTCCGCAAGAGATGGTACCCAACCAGACGGGCCCTTGTTGCCCTCCACCAACACGGCCCAGTGAACCTTTGAACCGTGGGTGCCGTTAGGGAACTGGTAGAACGACATGTTATTGGGAGAACTGGGAGCCGAATACTTGAACGTTTTACTTTCAACAATCTTGTTTCCTTTAGTTTCAAGACTAGAAGCGAGATAATTTCCCCCGTCTTGATACGCTCCAACATGCGTGTTATTTGCTCCTAGCGTGTAGCATGTTACGAGCGTGTATGTCTTCCCAACCTCCGGTTTCTTGTCAAAAAAATAATTTCCCAAATGATACCCCTGCGCCCCCAGCTCCACGTTGCTCCCCTTCAAAAGGTTGACCATGCCGAATTGTATGTTGCCGACTGCCCCGTCCGCTATCTTTTGAGCTATGACGTTAGCGAATGTGGTACGCTCGGAGTAGTAATTTGCGAAGTCTTGGTTGTACTCGGTCTTCTGCGCCACGGACAGTTTGGTGTCCTCGTCTTGAGATATTTTAACCGTGCTCGTCAAGAAAGTGTCCAGCGTGTTGTAAGCGTTTTGAAGGGCTGTTATAGAAACACCGTACTTGGTTGCCTGTGCTTGATAAGCCTTGAACTCTTCTTTAATTTGATCCCACGTGTCTCGTAAAGATGGCTTCTCTTCTATCGATATGACGTTATCCGCCGCCATTTGTGCCAGTCTTAACTGGGTATCGTTGAACAACTGCCAGTCGGATTGAGAACCCGTTTCACCTTCTAATCTTTGATGATTACAGATATACATGGATCCGTTCGTCTTTATCCATACATCGTTAATGTTGTACGGGACGGCCGGGAGTGTATCTCCCCAAGTGATCGTTGCCTTTGTACCAGCAAGCCCGAGGGCCTCTCTGGCGACACTAGCGGCTAGAGCGGAACCGGAATCTGCAACACGTACCCATTGATAGACCCCGTTTAACTTGGAGAACTTGTACCTCTCCGTCACCTTCTCCCCGTCAAAGGTCAAGAAGTAATCGTAGTAATCCCCGATGTGGCGATTCTTCTCTTCTTCCGTGGTCCAGTTCACCGCCGGCTCGTTCGTCAACGTCGGTGGTACCGTCCCTTCATGCGACATTATACTACCGTCTATCTGACCCTGTAAATCGGGAATGATTATGGAAATAAGGTTATTCACCACGTCTTGAACTGAATCTGCCGAATTTTGAGCGTCCTGTATACGCTTGTCAACATCCTCGTACTCGTCGAATTGCTCTAGACCGGATGACCCGGTCGTTATGTGAACCTCTCCTCGGATGACGGCCCCTTTCTTCTCCCCGTGCTTCCCTAGCCATGATCCCTCCTTGCTTGAAAGGTCAAAGCTGTTTATTCCGTAATAAGTGAATATGCCTACCTCACCGTTCACCGCCGATAATAATACAGCGTCTTGTCGATCCGGGTTAGTCCTGTTACCAAGCTGGACTATCTCGTCCCCCTCGGCTGGTACACCGTCACCGTCCTTGTCGATCCGGGAGATGTCGATGTAATCGTCACCCTTGGATAAAGTTAGAGACCATAGGTACTTTATGTTGCCACCCGTGAAGTTCTGTATCCTCGCTTGATCGTTCACCTCGAACTCGTTGACGTCTTCCGGCCTGCAATAAACACGATAGTAAGTGTCGAAGATTTCGACACGGTTAATCTTGAACCCCGTCGCCGGGCTTAACACCATTATACCGCCTTGGAATTTCATTCGCTGGACCATCATTTCAAGGACGAACATGATTTTCCGGACAAGAAGTTTATCCGTCTGGAACTCGTCATCGTTCACCATCCCTACCCCGGCACCGAGGGGACCGGCGGCAAAGTTCCAGCTCTTGAACGAGCGGAGTAACACGTCCCGAAACTCGGCGTTACCAAGAACATCGATGAGCCACCCCTTTAACTTGCTCTCGAAATCGGTTGAGATCACGCTCTTGAATTTCACGTTATCAATTGTACGGACGGCTTGATCCAGGTAATCATCAAAAGCATTACCATCCCACAAGGTAGAATCAGGAACTTGTTTTACTGTCTTGATGATTTGAAGTAGTGTATCCCACACGACGGCTTCTCCATCCGTCATTTCCCGGTTCCGGTTTGCGACTGGCCGAAGTTTACCTCGTGTTTCACCTGTTTCGAGGGAACCGATTATTTTCTGATTCCCCACGAACTCGTTATCTGCCGTTAGTTTAGCGTAATTGCTTAAATCAATGTAATCATTTATGTCTACATTAACATTTACAGAAACCTCGATCTCGTGTTTCTCCCAGTCAAAGCCGTTCCAGTAGATTACGGCGAGGGGACTGTTTATAACAAGATCCCCGAAACGAGGGTAATTTCCTTTCTTTGTTGCCAGGTAAAAACATTTGATAGCCGGGGATTGTTCCGGTATGGTCTCGGGTGTGGCGATGCCTAAAAACACGTTCGCGCCGATTCCGGCCAGCGTGTCAACAAGAGTTTTAAGGATACGATTATGTTCCGCGGCGTCGATTTTCTCTTCATCCGGTAATCGACGATGAATATAGTTGATCAATTGTTTTAATTCTTCCAGGCTAGTCATAGTCTTCATTATAATCGTTATCTGAATAAGATTCGCTTGCACCGACAGAAAGGAATATCAAGTCTTTTTCAAATGCCGGGGAATACTTGAACGAGAATGATTGAAGATCTTCCTTGTCGTTAGCGATATCAAAAGTTCCCTTGTCAATATTAACAGCGATAAAAGATTTCATTCCAACCAGGAACACGGTTTCACTGATGGCCATTTCCTTGCATACTTCCGCCAATTTCCGGCTGATATACCCGGTCGATGCCTCGAAAATATTCGTGTACCCGGACACGAATGTCGTGATGTTATAACCATTAGCCTTGTAATCCATGGGTAGGTATTTTTGAAAGGTTTCTCGCTCCACTTTCAGTGAATCGGATTGACTCTCCGTGATCACGGTATCAATGCCCCCGAGTAGATTCCCGAATAGGAAACAACGATTTGCCGGGTTGTAAGGAAACACCTTGAACGTGACTTTCTTGAAAGCGATCTCGTTAGAGGAATTCTCGACCCATATCGTGTAAGAAACGAGTGAAACACCCGGTTTGGCGAGATTCAAGTGTTTCAAACCGGACGGAATCGCGAACACGTTGTATTCCGTGACGGGAGTGAAGGTATGCAAGTCTATCGTGGCTTCAGAACCATCCGTGTACAGGGCGGATAGCTTAACCGTGTACGTGTCCGGGTACAAGGCTAATACCACGAGATAATGAATCTCCCCGGGGCGTGTCTCGATGACTTCCGGGCGGTGAGACAGGTAGTTCTTGCCTTGAACAACGTAATCCTCGATCGTTTCGAGGGGATAATTATAGAAGTTCAAACGGCATTTAATGGCCGTTAGAATACTCGTTTCTTTCGTTGCTGATTGTTCCCCGTAATATTCCGAGAATAGCACCTTGTAACGGATCGTTGATTTTAGAAGACGGGTAACACGAGAATCCTCGAAAACCGGTAGCTCTGTTTGCATTCTCCGGTGAATGATCGTGCTAACGTCCAGATCTGCCACGCCCGTTTCATCGGGCTCCAGGTTCATGACGGGCAAGGCGTGAAAAATCCCGCTGTCAGGAACCGTTTCGATTTGGATTTGCGCGGTGAGTTGATGGCCTTCAATGGCGTAATTCCCCGCTCGAACTTTGAAGTTCATGGGATTCCCGGAAGGGGCTAGTTTAGCCGGTATTTTTAATAATTCTACTCCCATACGGACAAATTCTCTACGATTTTTGTTCTTAGCGTGAAGGTGTAACGGCAAAACACGATTCCATGAGCCGGGTTCGCGAAATGGATCCCTTCAACGGAAGACAGGTCAAAAGTGGCAAGCAAGGGATGACGCTCTTTCTTGTCTTTCGCTATTTTCATGATGAACTGATCCCCGATTGTTTCGAGATGATCAAGGGTTCGAGTTCTTTCCTCTGCATTGTTGATGTTGCAGGGAATCACGATATTAAACCCGCCCGTCCGGTTTTTTAACACGTTGTCGGGCGTGGACCCGGAAAAATCAAAGTCAAACCCCTCTAGCACGAGAGCCGGGTAACTCGTGAACATGGCGTTTGAAAGAAGTTCATCCAGTTCGTAACGTTTGAATTCTTTTATTTCCTTGTGTTTTCCTGCCAGGTCTTGAAAATAATTCGCTATATCAGAATATTCTTGTTTCATTTCCTTCCCTCCTTGATTTTTTTCGTGATGAACCTGAATACCGTGTTCACGGGGACTTCGGCGTATTTATCCCGGTCTTTCAAATCATCCCCGACGATGTTATCAAACACGTCAAGCCAAGAAGAATCGTGACTTTTTCTCTTGCTAGATTGTTTCGGGAAAACTAGCGGGTAACGTTCCGTGATCCACTTCCGAACAAGACCGTAATTCAACGAGATGGCCTCTAGTGTATTCCTGTCTAGTTTTTTTATCTTGTCAATATTGTTGTCAGCTGTCTGTTTGTTGAAACCTGTTTTTGGTGAATACAGGTAAGATACGAGCTTGCATAGTGTCTCGAATCGAGGATTTGTGGCGTAACTCATGTAAAAAGTATCCACGTAAACGAACTGAATGAATGGCATTTCTTGCAATTTCGGGTTCGGGGAGTGGAGAATCCCCGCTTTCGGGATCCGGAGAGTGGATAACGAGAATGACGAAACTTTTTGATCTCGTTTTATGAAGTCGAAAAGGTTCGCCAGCTCGTGAATTTGTAATAACGAAAACCGTTTCACGATTCGCTTGGGTATATTCAGCATGATGGCAAGTAATTCATGATCATCCGGGCGAGAGGTTAAGGCAAGGAATTGTCTTGGTGTCATCTCGGACCAGCATGACGGGAAGGTTGTTTCAATACTCTTTTCCCGGAACCAACGGCGATATGTTATCTTGATGTTGTTCATGATACTTTGATTTACATCCAAATAGTTTTCTTGTTCTTGTTATCTCTGGCGTACACGTTAATGTTTTCCGATGCCCCGGAAACTTCTTTCGTGAGATGATCCATGTACCGGGAGGCGAGTTCCCGGTAGCGTGCGACCAGGTTTTCGGTTGCCCCTGTCGATAACGGGTTTCTCTCGATGATCCCGTCCGCTGGAACCTTGTTTTCAAGCCAAACACCCGTTTCGTCAATATTAACCCCCGAATCCTCGATGGCGTATGCCACGGCGAGATAAATCGCTACCGGACGGATCAGTTTTAAAAGGTTGGTATCTTTCAAAACCGTCTCGTCTATCGTGATGACGGGAGAGATGTCTAAGTCGATAGCCCGGTGGATGAATGGTTGGAGGTGCTTGAAAACGACGTGTGACACCGCTTTATAATACTTCGCGAACACGAAACGATCCGGTATTACCTCGTTTTGTCCGGAAATATAATAATCTGATGTTTTGAATTCCGGGAATTGTTTCAGGTTCTTCACGAAATATTCAACGATAACATCAAGTTGATCGAAACCGTTACGCCGGAATATCTTTTTCAAGTCTTCTTCCTGGTACTTGTACAAGGAACTCGTGTTGTCCCCGCTGATTCGTGTGAACCCACCCGGGAGAATTTGCGTGTTTAATAAGGTGAAATTCATGTAAACCATGATATTGGACACGGCTTTCCGGCACATTTTGATTTCCTCGCTACACGTTTCCATGTCTTTCGTTAGACGGTCATGTAAATCCGTGCCGAGGAGCGGGACAAGGAAATTTTTTTCCGTGTCTTCCAGTAACGGGATCACGCGATCCAGGTCGTAGTTCGATGCGAACGGGAGGAATTCTTGAATTTCCCGTGAAAGTAGGGTTTTGTCTGTCGAGAAGATCATGATATTACTTTTTGCGTGCCGGAACCGGTGTCCAGCGTGGTTAATACGGTGTTCCTGAATCTCAATTGAATGTCCTTTACGCCGTTAAATTGCAACATGGCCTCGATCGGGTCCAGTATGTTTTGCCTGTCAAGCCATGCCATCGCCACGTTCACGAGAAACGCTTCCCGGATATTACTCCCGCCTTGATTTCCCGCGTAAGTTCCGCCCGGCATCCCGGCTCCGAGAACGTTCGGGTTTACCATGAGAGAGAATAGAATTTCCGAGTTCGCGGCTGCCGAGGTCAACAATTTATCATCTGCCTTGTATTTGTTGTCCAGTGGTTCGATAATCCATTGTTCCTCGGGTTTGCCGTTCGAGCCGATCGTGTAATGCGTGAAGATAGCCTTGTTTGCGTTTGCCGAGTCGGTTAGACTCTCTTCGATCAAGTCCATTTCTTCCTGGATCTTTTGTTGCCGGATCGCTTTATCCGGGTAATCTGCCGCCGGGAATCGTTTATCCCAGTAAGCGTATGGAATTTTCACGTGCCACATCCAGGTAATTTGGTTCTCGTACGCTTTCGCCAGAAAGGCCGGGATTTTATTTGCCACGTCAATCCAGCCCGCCAGTTTGGCCGACCACCAAGAAGGTAGGGGGTAAATGTCATCGTTATCCCATTCGTCTCGAAGAGGGTAAATGAAAGATTTACCTTTTAGCTCGCGTTCATACCGGAGAATTTCGAGATCTGCCAGGGGATCGTAATTATCGAGTACCGGGTAAACTTCCATGTTTTGGGAGTTCACGTCTGGCCATTCCCCGGAAACGATGCAATTTTTGATCCGGCCGGAGTCGGGCTTGGTTAGCCGGGAGTGCAGGGCGTTGATGGTATTTATCCCGACGATCTTGCTACCGTCTTGATTCGGGATAAGTTGCGGGAAAGCTATCCCGAATTTCAAAATGTCCCGGTAACTGTTGGCAAGGTAACGGCGAATCATCCGGGATTGCATCAGGTTGACGATTTCGGGATGATTGACAACTTCCAGTTTCTCGTTTCCTTTTTCATCGTAGCCACTGACACGGCAAGGGAAAATTCCTTGACCGAGTACCACCTTGTGTATGAATTTTAGCCCGGTGTTTAGAACACCCGTCCGGCTGATGATTTTAGAGGCCTCTCGCGGGAAATTGTTCCCGGATCCCCAGGAGCAACAGACGTGGCCACCGATGGAAACGGTATCATCAACATCTTGAATTTGCTTGGTGTATTTCGTCTTCTCCGGGATTCCCGTGGTCGAGGCGAAATAATTTTTCCCGTAGGCCATTAATGGCGCTCCTTGATCGTTATATATGATTGTCGCTGCCATTAGAAAATCACGATTAAATCGTTATACCTGATAATTCGGTCTATCCCCACGGGTGTCGGGTGAGAGATCGCGATCCCGTCTTTGTCAACGGCAAGGATTCCCCGGCAACGGTTCGTCTTCAGATCCATGTTTAGACCGCAAGAAACGGCACGAGGATAATACACGCGTTCCCCGTTTTTCTTGTCAAAGACAATGGAAAAAACACGTTGTTTACCGGTACTCGGGTCTTCTTTTATATCCAGTTCTTTTAAAACGAGGTTTCTTTTGATTGTTGTTGCCATGTTGCTCCTGTTTTTCCGCTAAAATAGGAGAGCGTGGGCGTGGAAAAAAGGACAGATTTAAGTGGTATTTTTAAACGAGGATATGGCATGATAATTATAGTCTTATCGGGATGAACGTGAAATTCGACTTGTAGAGGCAATTATTGAATTTCGTCCAGAAAATTTTATCCACGGCATCCCCGAAGTGTGTGGCTTCCTCGGGTAAAACCCCGGAATGTGCGCTTTCGCTTTTCTTGTCTTTCCCGAAACGACCGTCTCGTTCGGTAACCCGGGTATTATTCATGGAAATGAGGGTATACTTGCATTTTACCCCGTTAAACCTCGCTGCCGGGAATCGTTGGTCGGATTCTTTCAATATGTTTTGGATGAGTAAGAATTTGTCGTGTTGCGGTGGTTCCATGCCGTGATGCACGAACGGGATTACCGTCCACCCGTTCTTTTGTAGCCTGTCTATGGCTTGTTCGTTATAAGATTGCGAGCTGTTTGCTTGACGGTGATCCCCGTAACGATCCCGGTAATAATGTATGGTCTTCGTCTCGTGATGCGTGTAATACTTGCAGAAATTGTCGATCAGGGCGTTGATCATGGTGGAGGGAACGTCCGGTTTCACGAAAAACTCGTTGATGAACGTTTGGATCGGGTAATCGGTCACGAGTCCCGTGGAAAAATCGAAATGACGTTCTTGCGATACGGTCATGAGGGAAATACGGGCTCCCCAGTCGAAGGATAACTCGATCGGGGAACGGGGATCACAGTCCGCGTCGTACCTGCAATCGGATTCCGATAGTTTATTCCAATCAAAATTCGTGTTCTCGGCAACATCCCGGATATAACTGTCGTTTGTCGAGTTATAATAGACGTGACGATCGGAGAGGGGGTAATAACAATCCTCCACCTTATCCACGATCATGTTCATGATCTCGATCAGGAAAGTTAGCAACGTTTGTTTCTGGTATTCCCGTTTGATATACGAGAACCCGACGTTATCTATGTTGTCGAAGGCGTTGGCGAAGGTGAATAACGTCCCTTCTTTACTCACGAACGGGGCGATTTTCTGTTTGAGACGGATGGTTTCGTTCCAGATTCGTTTGAACTCTTCCCGGGATTCACATTCGAGTAATTCTAGCTGAAGGCGAATGATTTGATTCCATACCTCGAACAACCGGATCTCTCGCTCTTCCTCGTAGTAATTGCCTAGTTCTAAAAGCCATTTTTGATCTGCCGTGTAAGGCATGGAACTTGAATAGTGGAAACCGTGATGCCACGGGACGGGGCGAGAGCTTTTAGGACCGAATATTCCCTCGTTTCCCCGGTTCGTGGGGGATGTCTCTTCATCGTATCGTTGCTTGTTGATGGTTAAGGCTTCATCTAGTATCTCGTAGTCAACGGATGGTCCCCGGGAAGATCCCGCCCGGTCTTGTGATAGTAGTAACAGGCCGTTCCCGTTCGAGAAGCTGATGAAATTATCGTATTTCATGATTTTCTCGTGGGGAGTGATGAAATGATCGGGAGGGCGGCGATTGATAATGTAATTACCGGGATCTTTGGATGAAACGTGTTGCTTGTATCCCATGAGTTCAAGCAATTTAAACGTGGAGGGGAGTGTTCGGGTGAGCAATTGCCCGAAAGTTTGCCCGGTCACGGAAGTCAGTGCCCTGGGCATGGAGCGATTGATCAGGTTAATGTCCCAGGCGATGCCCGCCGATTTTCCGGTACCTCGCCCCCAAATATCTACTTTATTCTTGGCTTGCAAGATAACCCCGGTTTGTTGCGCCGGGTTCAGTCGTAATTCCTGGATCATGATTCCATGATTTTAATGATGTCAGCCTCCGTTGCCGGGGCAACGAGAGCGTTCGCGAGTTTCGTCCGTTGATCAATGGATAAACTTAAAAACTTGTTGAAATCAACGTTATACGTGTTGTTGTTGACCTGGATCGGAACCACGATCGGGTGTTTCTCCAGTAACTTCGGGTCGATGTCCTGTGCTGGGGCCTCCCCGAGAGCGGCGATCAAGTTTCGTTGTGCCAGGGCCCATGATTTCAGATCCCCGGATTCCCGTGCCTTGGTGCATAGTTTTATGATGTCATCGAGTAACCAGTTACGCCACAGGTCGAAATCGAAATCTTTCTTCGAGTTGAACATCCGGATGGCGTTCCGGCAATCCTCGTAGGCTTGTGTACGGCTTAATCCCGGGAATTTCAACCGGAGTATGGCCACGGCGTTTTTCATCACGGGATTCTTGTCAAGTAACTTTGATGCGGCAACCCAACGATCGAGCATGAGTTTTTGATGGGCCGGAAGGGCAGCCTCGTTACCTTCTAACAAGTATGATTTTATATTTTCGAAATCCTGATCTTCCAGTGCTTTCCTCATGATCTGATCTTTAGAATTTTTTGAATGTCCCTTAACATGGCCTGTGCCGGAGAACTACCCTGCAATGCCGATTCCGTGATACTTTTCCGGAGTTCCACGTCGCTCTTGTAATACCCTTTCATGTAAGCGGTATATATTTCGCCGCTCTCTGAAATAACTTCGTTATCGAGTTCTTCCGGGTTAACTTCTAGTATGATGGCGATCTCCCTCGGGGTGTAAAATAGTCCCGCCAGTTGCTCGATCATTTCTAACTTCGTGCTTTCTAAATTCATTGTCGATGATTTGTTTATCAAAGTCATGGATTTCATCCGATATGATGATAACACCTCGTTCAAGTTTGGGGTTATTCGTGGCGTTTTGACTGCTCACGATGGATATTTTCCACTCGTTATTCTCGATCGTTACGACCTTCGCGTGTACCCGGGTGATGGCGTGTCGAAAATTGGAGGTGATCATCTGTAAGGGTTTTGCCTTGCAGACTTTAACCCTCGGGTCGAGTAAGAATCGAATGGATAATATCTCCCCGCCACGGTATTTTCTCGTGATTTTCTCGATAGCGTCTTGACTGATGGACCAGGTGCAAAGGTTCACGTGTGCCGGTCCCGTTTGCTTGAGCAAGTAAAACATGAGTTCATGCAACGAGTAAGATCCGAATGACCAGAAGTGAATACATTCATCGTGAGAGATTTGCCCGATTTCCTCTTGGAGAGTGCTTTCCGGGTTTGAAACCTTCTTGCAGCGAGGAGATTTTAAACGAAGAACCGGGGGCGTTTGTGCTTCCGGTTCTTCAGGCTGTTTTTTCTTCACGATGTCAGTTATTGTCAGTAGCATTTTTAATTCGCTCTTCAATTTCTTGGACTTCTTTCTCGTTTTTCTCGATACGTTTCAAAATTCGTTCTTTTTTCGGGCTGTCCGGCATCGGGTTCGGTTTCTCTTGTCTCGTTTCCCGTTGGTAGGTCAAGATGTTTTTATCTTTCGAGATGTAACTTCGAAGATTTTTCAATCTCGTTTGCAACTCCTCGATGGATGGTTCCGGTTCCTCCGGGGGAAACAAGGCATTCTCGTCCGGGATAATTCCTTTTTCGAGGTAGGATTTCTTTGCCTCGAAAAGTAGCTGGATACGCCCGGAAAGAGCCTCGATCATGTCCACGAGTGCTTTCCGTTTTTCGATGTTCTCCGGTGTGTTCTCGTCTGGGATATTGTTCTGTTGCACTTTTAACATACTCCGGTCATTGTATAACCGGCTCATCTCGTGAATCACCCTGCGGACGAGGGGAGGGTATTCGATTCCTTTACGATTCGTTTCCCCGGCAGGGTTTACGCCCTCTTTGGTACCGGGCGTGTTTTCTTCGGGGGAGGCGGGTAATACCTCTTCTTGGTCCACGTGCTCTTTCAAGAAATCGGAAAAGGAAAGTCCTGCCAGTTTTGCCAGCTCGTAGGCGAGTTTTTTCGCTTGGAATTTCTCCCGGCCGGGGAAGATGCGTTTTAAACTATCGTTATTCCCGTACTTGTTATACAGGAATACCCCGTCATTGTAATTCCTGTCCGAGTTCAGCCAGTTCCGGATCTCTATAACTTGATTGTTAATCTTTCCCATGTATTTGTAGTGTTAAAAAGGATCCCTTTCGGGATCCGGTGTTCATGCGGTTTCTTCTGCCGGGGTACTATCCGGAAATTTCCCGACGTAGCGATAAACGTTCGCCGTTTTGTAAGCGAAAACCATTCCCGCCCCGGGACGTTCTTCGGTTTTTTGCCCGGTGGTCATGTTCTCGATACTATCGAGAGTCGCTCCCCGGAGGGTATCGCCCATCAAGAAGTAATTATCGTTACAGTCTGGAACAAGGAAAACCAGGTTTTCATTTTTGGCAATATTCACGAAACCTAACAATTTCGATTGTAACCCGGGATTGTAAATTCTTAACTTCTCGGAGAAACTCTTCCCGTCCTTTTCTCCAACGCTCTCGAAATCGAGTTTCCCTTCATCATCAGTTATGTAGAAAGAGTACATTTTCTTACCTTCTTTCAAGGTGATATCGCCGACTAGTTCTCCCATTTTCTCCAAGGTTATATCCTTGTCAGACATTTTAGGTTCGGTAGGGAATGTTAGAACGTCAGCGTGAAGGCAGAAATACACGATCTGGGGAAGTCCACCCATGTTCTTCCCGTCGGGAAGATTTTTATCAATATCTGCGAAATCCATCTTGTTGATTATTTAAGTATTACCCCGGCTTTGCTCGGGGTAACACGGGTTATTAATGTTTATTCTCCGGTCGTGGTTTTGGCCTTGTTCGTCCAAACGACCTCGTTGATCCCGAATCCGGCACCTTCACCCCAGTCTGTCATCACGGACACGCAACGTTTGCTTTCCTCGACCTTGAACGTTTCCTTGTTCATGGTTTCATCCGTGACGTGGATAAGGTTGGATTTCGGGGTAATGAACATATCCGTGCTGGTTCCCATGGAAGGTAACGGAACCACTGAACTCGGTGAGAAATCAATACCAAGGTTCACTTCCCGGGCCGATTTAATGTCGTAAAAACCTTGCGCCCGTTTATCACGAAGATAGGCTCTAGCGTAAATTGGGGCCATACACACGAGCATCTCTACCCCTTGATAGATCTCGGAAATTTCATCAATCGCGGCCTCGACTTGATCGAAAACGGTTGTTTTATCCAATGCCCCGATGGAGAGAAGTTTCATGGAACCGTCATCTACTCCCTTTTGCAGTAATGATTTCAGACCATCCATGGAGTCTTCGGGTTTGCCCGCGGTAGATCCCGTGGGAGCCTTGTACACCCCGTCATAGTAGACCATGGTTTCCATGTCCTGGTGGATTCTCGGGATCAAGTAGTTTTCCATCAAGAAACGGATTAATGGCCAATCTTTACGAGAAAGATCTTTCCCCGCCAGGAAACCTAGCCAGGAACTTTTAATATCATCCGGCCAGATGTCAAGATCAACTTTCATCCGGCGTTTCCTGATCTCTTGGGGGTGGAACTCTCCCGGGTCGGTCGGGGTCCACGATTTTTTGAAAGGTTGGACGATCGGGCCAATATCGAAGGAGGCCATCCTGTACACGTCATTATCTGTCTTGATAGGTGTCATGTGCGTGGGGGTGACTGAACCTTGAGTCAGCATTTTGACGATGTTTTTAAGGTTCTGGCCACTGTTTAAATAGTAGGCACCGTAGGCCTGTACAATTTCACTGACTAATAAATCTGCTGCCATTTTTATTACTTGTTAAAGGGTTATTCTTGCATGTGTTTCATGGTGTTGAGTTTTTCCCAGTCAACACCGTTTTCCTCGTGTTTCTGTTCGTGAACCCCGGAAACGGGGGCTCCCGGCTTGGCGGCCAGTTTTTTCCGGATAACGTTCAGTTTTTCCGGGAAGGAGCTTTCTGCCGCGATATCGGGATGTAGCTCGTTTAGTATCGTGACGGCGTTATTGTACTCCGTTTCATGTTGCTTGATGTCGTTGATTTGCTGGTCTCGTTGGGAAATAGCGTCTTCAAGGATTTGGAGTTGTGTCGCGTTCAAGTAACATCCTTGGCCGTCCGTGCTTTCCAGGTGTTCCACGTTCAAGATGGAATTGATTCTGTCAAATTTGTTCATGAGGGTTGTTTTTTGATTATGGGTATCGTTCGTGTTTGTTTCGGGAGCCTGTGCTTTTTTGGGCATGATATTTTTGATCCCGGACACGACTTTGTTCACGATGGTGTCAACATCCAAGTTAGATGATGTTCTTTCTGGCCCGGCAGGCAATCGGGGAAGGCCTAGGGCGTTGAACTTCTCCGAGACACGGGAAGTATCAAATAACGTGGTGGTCTTGTAAACCTCGTCCACGAAACCCCATTCCTTGGCTTCATCCGCGGTTAACCAGGTATCTTGTTTCATCAAGTTGAGAATGTCGGTAATGGATTTACCACTTTTGTCTGCGTATGCTTTTGCCGCTACAAGAGTCATTTTCTCGTTCTCGTCCTTGACTTTTTCAAGATCGGAGATTAGCTCGGAGATCTGATCCTCGTTCATGCTGCCCCAGGCATCGACCCAGCTCAGGACTTTATGGATAAGGTAGAACGAAGATTCACTCATGCGAGTGTGTTTTGCGCCCAAAGCGATAAATGTCGCGGCACTGGCGGCGTAACCGGAAATATCAACAAGCACGTTCCCGTGTTTTGCGAACTCGTCTTTTATACTCACACCGACGAGGAATTCCCCGCCAAGGCTGCATAAATGGCAGATAACCTGATCTTTCCCGGCTTCTTTTAAAAATGATTTCACGTACCGGCTATTGTAGCCGTAAGAGGAGATGTAGCCGTCAATATCGAATTCAATAACTTTTGCCATAATACTGTTTTTCAGGCAATATTATGGCATTCGTGGTATGATAAAAAGGACAGTTAAGCCGGTAAAATGGTGGGAGGGAGGCGTAATTTGCGGGAAAATTTGATCTCGATATGATTGAAATCGGAAAAGTCGCTACCACTTTTCTGATCATATTCGTGGTGGATCGGCTCTTCCTTGTTTCCCTCCAGCCTGGAGATCCCGTTCGTGTCAATCGTTACTAGCACGTAAAGCAAAGGGAAAGTTTTGATCAGTTCTTCCGCTTTATCAGAACGGGGAATTTGGCATTTGACTTGGAGATCGTGGTATTTTCCTTTTTTATCCTCCTTGTACGAGCAAGAACGTTCACCCGTGTCATCGGTGAAAGGGATATTGATCAATTTATCCCGGGAGATAATTTTTCCATCCCTGGATAAATTGGAAATCGGGCAGATGAATATCTTGTTTAAACCTCCGGTATTATTCATGGCTGTGTATTTAGTGTGTGATGTTTATTCTTGTCCCGGTTTAGGGAATGATTCGGATAATGTCCCACTCTCGGACATAAATTCCAAAAATATTTTATTTAATTCGTCTTTAAAGTTCGTGATGAATTTCGCTTGGACGGTTTTACCGTTCCGCGTGAAATCTTTTCGTATGGCCTCGGCACTCCAAATGTCCTCCGGGAAATTGAATTTTTCTTGAAAATCACGGATGCACCTGGCGAGAGGAATTCCGATACTCCGGTTGTTGGCGATGTAAACACGAGCGAAGAATTTAACTCGACGTTCCAGGTAACAATTAAGTCTTCGCGTGGCCGTTTTCGTGAGGGTGAAGCCGTAACGGTGAAAGGTATCCCTTGATATCCGGATGCAAACGGAATCCGGGTACTTGATCTGTAACGTCTTGTCCAGGCGTGTCGCTCCTTCTTTTAACAGGAACTCGACGATATTATTTAATTCCGGATCTTTCCGGATGTCTACCGGGGAACCGAAATTATTCTCGAGAAACGCCCGGATGTACGGTTTGACGGCAACTGTAATGGTGTAATAATTCATCTCGATTTTTTTTGTCAATGGCTAAATTATTTTTTCGTGTATAGTTTTTTCATTTTTTAGTGACCTACCGACCTACCGACCTACTTTTTATCGGAATATTTTGCTAATTTACTCAAATATAATAGAATAAAAAATGGTTTATCGGAATATTTTCTGCTAAAAATGCCAACCTACCCGACCTACCGGGGCATTTTTAGCCTGTTTTGGTAGGTCGGCATTTTTTTTTGAATGCTTACCGTGAAAAATGAAGATGACCTACTCGACCTACCGTGACCTACCAACCTACCGGGTAACCTACCATGACCTACTTCATATATATATTATTTATTTCTTGTTAAATATTTATATTATAGTGTGTTACGTGTTTATGGTATTCCGAGAAATGTTTTCGAGGTAGGTCGGTAGGTCGGTAGGTCGCACTTTTTGAAAAATTTTTCTCGTGAAACACGCTCTTAATTTCTATTCATTTTATACCGGGGGGGACGGGGGGGATAAAAAAAGGGATACCGTGAAAAATGGTATCCCCGAAACGTGATATTTTAAAATGTTTTCATGATCTAGTTCGTAATAGCCAGATGAATTTGTTTTGGTTGGCCACGGGAACGCACTTGAATCCTTTCTCCCGTAATTGCTCGTAAATGTCTTCCATGGGAATAGGGTAAACGGAGTTAAACATTTCAAGGATCTCCGTGGAGGTGTATTGCTCGTTTGATTCCTGCCACGTGTCGGCGGGGGAATATCGTTCGAGAAACGAATCCATCAATTCCTCGAGTGCTTCCAGGTGCTTGTTGTTACACATGTTTTACCTCCTTCCTGATGATTGCTGTCAACAAGTTTCCGGCGGAGACGAAAGTGGCTTGAATGGACTCGATGAAGTCAGCGGCTTGCCCCTCGACGTTAGTAAGTCGAGACGTGGGGATGTTCGTGTTGATGGCCGGGTAAAGGCCTTGAATGGATTGACAGATGTTTTCCATGTCCCGGATACAGGATTCGATGACGGCTTTCTCGGCTTGAATCGAGGCTTGTTGATTACTCATGACACGCCTCCTTCCTGCAAAAATGGATGGTAGCCTGCATCTCGGATAATCTCGCTCTGGCTTTCGCCCATGCCTTGCGGTAAATCTCCACGTGAGGGGAGTCGAGGTTGTTCAAGAATAGTTCCCGGAAGGTGTTTACCTTGTTTCGTTGAGCGATGATGCCCCGGGGTGATGGGGTTTGAAATTGGTTTTTCATGATTTGGTAATTTTTGAACGTTTTAGGTACGAAAAAACGGTGTACCTGTCCCGTTGTTCAAAGTCTTACCAAAGGCTTGCCCATATCATTATAACATGGACACGGGGGTATACACCGCGTATCTTGCAACATAGTTTCCTGATAGATATAAAAAATCCGCTCCACGGATTCGGGGCGGTCTATCTCCGCCTTTGGTATTAAACTTTGAACACTACAAATGTAGAAGAAAGTTACGATATGGCAAAATAAAAACAAGGAATTTCCATGTTATTTACATCTTCTCTATCGCTAGAGAAAGATACTTTGGTGGTACTGTTGTTCTTTTTATTCTTTCAACAATGAGGTTGGAATTTTTTAAAAATCTATTGCGTACTTCAACGAGATAGTTTTGTCTTCGTCCTCTGCTTTGATTACGAAAGGTTCCTTGTCCCTGCACATGTAAATACGGGCATGAAATGTTTGAGAATAATTGTAGTTATTTACAGAACACTCTAGCTGTGCGACAAAATCTTTAGAAACGGGGCCGTAAGTTGCTTCCCATTCGGAAGTAAAAGATCCCGTCAATTCTATTGTTTTGCTACCTTCATCGGTTGTGAACTTGATCGTTTTGATGGGATTGATATGTTGTGTCTTGGCTGTTACCTCGTATTTCACGTAATATCTTACATCTTCTTCTTTTTCCTCTTCTTTTTGTGGGGTATCATTATCATCGGAGGAACAAGCACACAATAGAAAAGATAATGCCATTATAACTAATAAAAACTTTTTCATTCCTTCATTTATATTTGAGATCCCCTATATTGTATCTATTTCATTTTTGGGGTAACGAGGATTCACTCGTTTAGCTAAAGGAGATCAATATTTATTTTACATATTTAGTATTGAACATTGCAAATATGGAAAGAAGTTGCGAAATCTCAAAATTAATTTTCTTCAGGAAATTTATTTCCTGAAGTTATTCTTGGAATAGTAATTTTAATTGTTGTTTATTGGCTTTGAAATCTTCCCACGTTAAATTGTCCACGGATTTAAGTCGTTTGCGTAGTTTTTCTCGGGATTCATCAACAACATCCAACTCTTGCCGCAATTTTTCCTTTTGTTCACTTTTCATCTTGTAAAACTCGGGCTCTTCCACGAATTTCTCGTAAAGAACATCACATATTAGCGTTTGATACTTCAAGACATTTTCCCTCGCTTCCTCTTTCACTTTGTTAGGGTGAATACCTCCAAGCCAAAGAAAGAAACGTTTCAACGGCAAACAGAGCATTTGATACTGTTTCCCATCGCTCCCAGTTGCGGGGTTTAACTCCGCGACTGAATTGTACAAGGGGTGTGCTTGGATCGCTTGGCGTTGACCATCGGGATCTATTCCCAAAATCTCACACACGGGCTTTATCGCCACGTAACGTTGTTCGTTTACAACCGGGCATTCGATACTGCCATTTTCGATTTTAATGATTTCTGTTTTCATGTTTTGGTAATTTAAATATTCGTTTAACTTGTCATGTATTTAAAACGGTTTCTCGTCACTTGCCGGGAGCATCTCTTTTAACTCGGTTTGTGTTCCCGGTTCCGGGATGGTTTCTTCCGGGGCATTTCGTTCCAGATCAATGTCAAAATATTGTTTGAATATCTCGTAATTTAAGGCGAGACAGCTCGTTGTTTGCTCCTTGCGTTCCACGATCCGGATCATCTCGGATGATTCCTTACCGTTGGAAAGGTCTCCCTTGGGGACCTCGTTCACGACGTTCCAGGAAAATTTACGGGAACTCACGATGCCGATATACGCGGGGTTCGATCTCAAGTTTTGCTCGATCGTTGATTGTGTCGTGTCCTCGTCTCTAAATGAAGATTGGTTGTACATGGTGAACACGTTCGAGATCCGGAGGAAGAGAACCTTCATGGAGGCCGGGGCAAGTTGCCGGACTTCTTTCTCGTTCCCGGAGAGTTTTAACGTGAGTTTGCCCGGTTGACTGATGGCGAAATCTCGACCTTCCTTGATAGTATTGTTGTTGATCATTACCTCGACGGCCTTGAAGAACCCGGCGAGCTTGTCCGTGTGGGAGATCATTTCAAGTTGTGTCTTGACTTTGCTGATCGCTATATTGAAAAATTCATCGTAGGAGAACGGTAATTCTAGGTGTGGGGCGAACTTTTTCAACAACTTGCACGTGGTTAGGAACAGGGAAACAGTTTTGATGATACGTACCATGTCCCCGGAGGCGTTACTTCCGGCCACGATCGCCCTCGTGAGACTCTTGTCGATTTCTCTCAAGTGGCCCTTGAAATGTTGTCGGATGATCGGCCGTAATTTCAACACCTCGAAAAGGATGTTGCATAACCCGGTTTTCTCGTGTTCTTTTAACTTCTCAAAGATCTCTTTCTCCCGGGTGGTGTATTCTTCATTCCGTTTGGGAACCTCGCATAACACGACACGGTTCATCAAGGCGTTATCGTCACGCTGCGGGGTCTCTTGGCCGAGAATGATGACCGGGCTATTCACTTTAGAGGTGTCAATATCCTTGTCGGAAACTCCCTTGCGTTTCTGTTTCCCGTCACCGTCATACGTGATCGCTTTCAATCCTTGAAATTTATCTTTCGATATATCCTTGTTATTATACTCTTCCAGTACTTGAGGAACATCCCGGAATCCTTCCATGAGGGTAAAGAAAGCCGCGTCGGTACCGGAATTCAAGTTAAAGGAAGGTGCGTCCCGGTCAACGTAAAGAGAACGAATGGAGATGGCGATCTGGGTTTTCCCGGACATGGTGGGACCGATAAAGAATAACGCCGTGAAACCGGTCGATCACGTGAATATCGGACCGGAAAGCGCACATGATGGCGTAAATAATCGCCCATTTCCCGTTATCGTTGATCTTGTAGACCTCGTTCATGAGGGATGCCCATTCCTTGAACGAGCATTGTTTCTCTACCGGGATATCCCGGTACGTGAATTTCCGGAGTTGCTCGTACTTGTCGTTATCGGTTCTGAGGTTCGCGTAAATCTTGCTGAAGGCCGGGGAATAGTAGTTTATATCATCATGCGTGACAACTCCCAGGTCGTTCGTGTAATCAACCCGGTACTCGTTATCCACCTCGTGAAAGATGGCGTTGGCGAAAGCGTAAAATCCTTCCTGCTGTTGCCCGAAAGTTTTCAGTTCCACGCATTTCGTGTAATTATAACTCATCGCTTGCCGGATTCGCTTGAAATGTTTCACGTCCCCGTTCTCGAAGTTAAGGGCTTCCTCGTTCAAGAGGATCTCTTCAAAAGATTGAAGGGAGGCCAGGGATTTACTCTTCACTTCAATGTATATCGGTTGCTTGGAATATAAACGGTTGATCTTGATGACACGTTTGTTGTATTCCGAATCCTTGTCGTAGATGTGTAGTAGCGGTATCATGTAGAAATCGGCAACTTGCACGTGACCACTTTGGCCGTTCCGGAACATGTAACAAACCGGATCTCCATCTTTGTTTATGAGGGGGTAGAACCCGTGACGGCGATAAACACGGGAATATTCCTCGTTTTGTTCGACATAATCAGGCAAGGCCTCGGGATCATAGTTCAATATTGAATCGTCAATGTCTATTCGCTGGGTGATCAAGGCGGATTTCGCCTTCCTTTTCTCCAGGTGCGGTTTCAAGATCTCCTTGTATTGATTGGCGGTTAAACCGAATGATTTCTGCCAGGAGGAAGCCATGATGGCCCGGACGGTATCGGAAGCGAAAGAGATGATTTCCGCGCAGCGATCGATCATGATCGCTTTCTCCGTGTCGGTCGAGTAGTTAAGCCGGAGGCTGTACATGTTCACGTAATACTGGGCGAACCCGATCGTGTCTTCTCCCGGGATCCTGATGTTGATCGTTGATTTAGCCTTGAAAATTTCTTTCAAGAGTAGTAAAGAGGAAGATTCATGGTTCACGTCAAAATTTAGTTTTTCCGGCTCGTGATACTCGAAACACTCGATTGACCTGGCGAGGTTCTGTACTTGATCAACCCCGGGGATTCCCTTGTAATAAATAACGGGGGTATCCCCGTAGTACCGGGTGAATGTCGAGAATTCTCCCGTTAAGATGCACGGTTCTCCTGTCTCTTGGATAATCTCGATTGCTTCCTCTACACCGTAGAAACCCGTTTGCATCTCTTCTTCCCGGGCGGGGATCGTCCGGGTTAATTCTTTCAGTTGTTCGGTTAGCGTTTTGAATTCTATATTGAATGTGGCAGATAATGTCTTGAGATAGGTTTCACGAAGGGTCGCTTTTTCAACGTGAGCGAGTAATTTTAAAAGTTTGCTTAGAGTCTCCTCGCTCGTGATCGGGTCGGCCAAGGTCTCTTTGTAAATGTCAACGAGGAAAGAGAGAAAGTCAACTTCCGTGTTTTTAATGTATTGCTTGAGTTTATCCGGGGATAACTTCCGGGCGAAACTGTCCGGGTCTTCCCCGTCGGGTAACGGTATACAGCGAACGTTTGCCCCTTCCGGAAGGAGATTCTCGATACTCTTGATGGCGGCAGCTTGCCCGGCCTTGTCCCCGTCAAAAACGAGTGTTATGTTTCGGGTGAAACGAGTTAGTTGTTTAAGGTGATTCGTGGTCATGGCCGTTCCGGAACCACCGACGGTGTTCTCTATCCCGGATTTCACCCAGGAGAGAACATCGAATTGTCCTTCGGTCCAAAATACCTTGTCTTCCTTGATGATGGCGTTTCTCGCTTGATATAAACCGAAAATGATACTCCCTTTCTTGAATAGATCGGTTTCCCGGCTGTTCCGGTACTTGGGTTCATTATCCTTCGGTTGAAGGTAACGAGCTTGAAATCCGATGATGTTCCCGGTAATACTGAAATAAGGAAACACGATCCGGTCTTGAAAATAATCGTAATACGTGCCTCTCTCGCTTTTTCCCTCGATGGATATATCGAATAGCATCTCGTCAGGGAAACCTTGTTTTTTCAAAGCGTCAGATGTTGCCCGGTGAGCCAGGGCGTACCCGATCTGGTAACGTTCGATAACCGGATCATCGGGGGAGAACCCCCTTTTTATCAAGTATTCTTTCGCTTCCCTCGAAAAACGATTCCGGGCGAACAGGAGCGCGGCGGCTCGTAAAGCGACTTGTTGTGATTCTCTTTTTTTCTCTCGTTGTAATTCTTCCGGGGTGAGCTCCTTTTCCGGGATCTCGATATTGTAACGTTTCCCGAGATACCGGACGGCTTCCGGGAAAGACATCTTTTCATGTTCTTGGAGGAAGTTGATCACGTTACCACCTTTCCCGCAGCCGAAACACTTGTATATCCCCTTGGTCGGGGAAACAGTGAAAGAACTCGTTTTTTCGTTATGAAACGGGCACACGCCCCAGTACTGCCCGCTTCTTTTAGAGAGTTTCACGTGTTCCCCGATGATACCGACGATATCGGCCGCCCCGAGTACTCGATCAATTATTTCCTGTGCTATTGCCATCCTCGCTAAAGTTTAAAGATAGTTGTTTGATTTCAAGGACTTCTTTCATGGTGATGTCAAAATGCGATACCAACCGGGTATATTCATCCTCGTTGATCTGTTGCTGTCCCTTGTACAGCGCCCACCATCTTTTTTGTGATATCCCCACGGCATCATAAAATGCCCGTGTCGGGTTAAAATATCCCGGATCCTTGAACTTGATCGTGAGAATCTCTTTGACGACGTTACGGTTTACTTTCTCGTTCACGATGATTCGGTTCCGGTGAATGTATTGTTCAACCGCCTTTTCCGTTTTCCTCAAGTGTCTGGCCATCTCGTGAGGGGATAATTTCCCGATATTGTCCATCACGAATTGTTTTTCTGCCGGCTTCCAATGTTCTCTTTTTAGTAGCATCTTTTCATGATTTTAGTGTAATCCTCGCTGAACTCGTATTCCGGGTGTGTCAGGATAAATTTGCAGCAAAGTTTAATAAATAGATCCAGGTTCTCTTCTTTCACGATTTTCCGGATATCGTAAAAAGAATTGTCTTTTAATTGTTCGAGCGTTTTCCACACGCGACACTCGTATTCTTGGAAAGCGATCACGCCCATGGACTGGGTATATTCACGGATCCACGCCCGGTTTTGCATTTTGTACTTGCTCAGGTTCATTCATGTTCAGTATTGGATGTTCCTTTAGTTTTTCGTACTCGATAGTGACGGTTCTTTTCAATATCCCCGTCCCGTCGCAAGAGTCACAAATCTTGTAATCGTGTATCCTTTCATCGCCCGTGGCGAAACGTAGTCGGCCGTGGCCTCCACAACGAGTACAAATGACGAGTTTCGTGTCCCTGGTTTTCATGTTTATATTCATGTCATTCAATAGATAATTTATTGGATATAAGTTTGAATCACGAAATGATACTCCGATAAAAGTTGCCTGATTTGGAGAATGTCGTATGGATTTATCCCGTACGGGATGAATATTGTGCGTTCTTTTGTCACGCATCGAATACCCTTCTTTCGTAGGCGGTAGAGAATGTTGTTTCTTCGCTTGTATCTCTTGGGATCCATACATCAAGTTATTTTATCATGTTATCAAATCGAGTTACGAGAAGACCCCGCTTAGGTGGGTCTTCTCGTTGGTTATCTATCTGGAAACTTGATTGTGATATTCTTTTACCGGGATGTTGAATTCGGGAAAATTTTCATTCGCTATAAATGCTTTACCCTCGTAATTCCATGTAACTCGAATCCGCCCGAACTCGGGGTGATGGACGATACCGAAAGCCTGGAGTATCTTTTTAGATTTGTCGTGATAATTGAATTCATGGAATTTTATCTTTAAATTTCCTTGTATTGAATCTTTTGCTTTCTCGAAATCCTTGACCGAGTAAATACATTTGTGATCAAATAATATTTTAGCTACCGTGTACATCTTTTTTCTTTTTAAGTGCCAGGGCGACAATTTACCGCCCCGGCGATTGCAAAATCTAACAAAAATTGAAAGTAAGTTTCTTCATGTGAATCTTTCACGTCGGGGGGACTCCGTTACTCGACTATACCTATAATGGTTGCGGCATTGGCCGCCAGGGCTGCCATGTTTCCCGCGTTTAGTTTATATCTAAGTTTATTGATCCTGGATCTTGTTCCGGGAACGGATAAGTGCAACGTGTCCGCGATTTGTTTTATCGATTTTCCGGATATGATCTCTTGTAAGGTGGCAACTTCATGATCTTTTAAAGAAGATGCTTTACCGCAAAAGCGTCCCCTGCCGGGACAATTCTTTCGTTTACAGGCTGAATTAAACGAGTCCGGGATCAATTTACCGTTCAAGTAATCCGGGGTTGAATCCAAAGCCCCGAACGAGCAAAACAACCATTGTTTGAACTGGGCTTCCACGCCCGTGATGTTTAATTCTGATTCGTGAAAATGTCTCGCTTTCTTGTCTTTGGCAAAAGCACTGAAAAATACTCGTTTAATCATACTTGGTAAATCTTCAAAAGTTGTTACAATCCCCTCGTGTAAAGCAAATGCCTTAGTGCCGATGTAAAATACCTCGGTTCCGTGGAATATTCCTGCCGGAATGTTGGTTAGGGGTTCTTTTTCTTTTAAATTTGTGTCCATAAATCTTTTGGATTTCAAATCCCGTTGAAGTGTGGTGACCTAGACGGGATTTTTTTGTTAATAATTATCGTTTATTTCTCGCTCGGGAATTGGTTTAATTATCAAAATTTATTTTCAGTTGTTTTCGTTCGGCATCATAATCTTCCATGGTTAATTGCCGAAGACCCTTTAATTTGCTTTCGGCTTCGTTTAACACGTTTTTGGCTTCCCTGAAATCGTGTTTCGCCTCTTCTACAATTGTTAGTTGCCTGTCGATCTCCTTTTGTTTCAGTTCCACGAATTCAGCCCGGGCGGTAAAGTACCGGTAGAGGGCGTCGTAACATTCCGTTCGATAACGGCGGACGAGTTCTTTTGCCTCCGGTGCTACATTTTTGGGTGAGATCGTGAATAACCACCCGAAGACGTATTTTAGAGGTAGGCAAACCATTTCTCTTTGTTTCCCATCGGCGGCAACCATTGGTCTCAGACCAATAGTTGAATCCAAATCTTCATCCTCTTTTAACTTTTGATACTGCGTTGGGTAATCGATTCCAAGTGCGTCACAAATTGGTTTAATGGGTACAAACTTATTAGCGTTTTCGCTAATGATTACTAACTCTTGATTGTTGATTTTTGCGGCCACCGTGGATGCCGCTTGATTTTCTTGATTCATGATTGTTAATTTAGGGCTAACACTTTCGTTTCGAATTCCTGCTGGAAGTAGATCACGAGGCGTTCAAGGCTGTAGGCCTTGGCGTGAAGGACTCGTTTGCCGTACCGGGCACGGGCAACGAAGAAATTTTTGTGATCCTTGATTTTTAGACGTTTTACCGGGGGATAATTCTCGGTAAAATATTGAACTAACGCTTGACGTGCGTCGGCCGTTGTTGAAGGGGTACTATGCTTCGCCCTGGAACAAATTCTTTCAGTGTTGAGCATTCTGAAAAATTTATTCTTAACTAGTGGGAATAAAAAAACGGTCCCGCCTTTCCCGTTGCTCAACACCTTAGAGGCTGTGGGTCCATTAAGACTCCAACACGGGGGTACGAAACCGTATATATGATCAGCGAGGGCATAAAAAATACCCGCTGATGTTTGACGGGTTTGCCCGCCTCTAAGTATGTTGAGCACTGCAAACATACGAATATTTTTTATAACCGTGATCATGATCGGGATTTTTATTTATAATTATTGATTTTGATTAATTCTGCGTCATACTCGTATCTCAACAAGCCTTTCAGGTTTGAAAGTGTTTTCCCGTTTTGGCGAAGAATATTTGTATCTAAATCAATACCGTTCATATTATCATCATTTTTGATGTTGTTTCGTGTTTCTTGATAATTTTAATTTGTAAATAAAAATGCCATCGTTAAAAGATAATCTTGTATTGATCACCAACGAGTTCTTGAATCGCCTTCTTTTCGAGAAGAGAGAAAAAATTTCGCTGCAACTTCGAATAGAACGTTGGGTATTTAATTCCGGATATATTCATGAATTGATCCCGGAATTTTATTTTTCCAAGAGAATCCAAAGAATTGTACCACTCCCGGAAACTGATTTGCTTCGTTTTTGTAGCAAGTTCCATTTTCAGTATAAATTTTATTGTTATATTTATATTGCAAAGTTATTTTATAAAATAAATAATTCAAATATAAAATAGAATATTCGTATATAAAATAATAATTTATAAATGGTCTAAATCTAAAATCATGTTTAACGGTCAGAATATAAAGCGTTTATCGGAAATAAGAGGAATCAAGGTAAAAACTATATGTGATACCACGGGAATTAGTCCGGGATCTTTTTACACGATATTGTCGGAGAGGGGTAACCCGACGGCGGATAATTTAGAGGCAATCGCGGACTTTTTCGAGTGTTCCATTGATGATTTTTTTGACCGGAAGTCTTATGGTAAGGAGCAATCATGTACGGTTTCTGGAAATGGTAATAAAGTCCAAAATGGAAAGCATAACGTGATGATGGAGGATCAAGCGAAAGAAATTGAATACTTGCTTAAATTGTTGAAGGAGAAGGAGGCTTTATTAGAAGCAAAAAATGAATTGTTGCAAGAGAAAGACCGGATTATAAAATTGTTGGAGAAGAAATGACGAATTATAATTACATAGGTGAATTATAATTATTTTTTACAATATAAAACATTTGAAGGTGCTTTTTTTTATGGTTAACAAAATGATGAAGGATAAGATTCGGTGGTATTGTAGGGGAAAATTAGGCTGTTGGGAAATAGATCAATATAGACAAAATAGACAAAAGATAATTTATTAATAATTAGGTAGCTTACGAGAGTATCAGAATCCAGTCATCTCGACCAAAAAAATGGATGCCCTGATTATCAGGGCATTTGTTGTAAAAATAGACATGGTCTGCGAAAAGTAGACAAAAATAGACATTGGTTGTGAAATGATGATAACAAGGTCGTTTTGCGTTTCTTTTCCGAGTTCTTGATCGGGAAAAAGAAACTGGCCGATAAAACAATCCGGTGTTACAAGCAAATTATCAGTAACGTGTTTGATCAACGTGGACCGCTTCCGTTCAAAAACTAACCGGGACAGGTTCGCGACAATTCCCGATCATTTCCTGATCAAGATCCGGGAGGTCTATAACTTGCACAAGTGTAACCGGGATTTTTACGTTTTTGGTAAGGGGTACAAGCCGGGGCCCGAGTGTTTGGGAAAGAATAACCTGAAGAATCGTTTTAACTCGTTCCGGGAAATCTTGAACATGCCCAGCGAGTACAAGTTGTACTCCTGGAAACATACCGGGAACTCGTTGGCGTTAGATAATAATATAAGTATGTACGCGCTGCGGGACCAGAACGGTCATAGTTCGGTTCAAGTCACGGAGATATACACGAAAAACAAGGTGGGAACAATTTCCCGGGAAATCAGGGATAAGTTCCCGGATCTTGATAACTTGTAAAAAAGAACCCGTGGCCAGATTGTCACGGGTTTTTTCAAGTATGTACAGGTGTTCAATTAAAAGCTCTTTTTAAAACTGTACGGTACTCAGTTTCTTTATTATATCATTAAATCTATTTTGTATAATAACCTTTTGTTTGTCTCCAGCGAAGGCTAATCTCTCTTTATACTTGCGCATGAGAGAGGGGTTAATCCCAACTTCCTTGGCAAAGGCTGAGACGTTGATAAACGGGAAACTTTTGAAAAAAGCCGATAGATCATATTTGTATTCAAACGTGATCTCTCCCGTTAAAGGTTCCGGGATTTCTTTGCCGGTTTCATCGAAATATTCAAGTTGGCTATCCAATGCCTCTTGAAGACTCTCTTTCGCTTCATCTTCTGTTAGGCCATAACCAAACAATCCATTCACGCTAGGGGCGTGTATCCCGTAGCCCCCGTCTTCTGATTTCTCGATAATAGCGATAATTTTTCCCAT